GTACTCAACGAACTCAGGGCACGCAAGGTACTCAAGGAACTCAGGGCACTGTAGGTAGCCAAGGAACCCAAGGTACTCAAGGCGTACAGGGAACATTAGGCGCTCAGGGTGCAGAAGGCTCATTTGGTGGTGCTACATTTGATTATACATTTAGCACAACTACAACAAATGCTGATCCAGGTGCAGGAAACATTCGGTTTAATGCAGCCCCTACAAGCGCAACCGCTATGTACATTGATGCAAGTGATGATGCTGCAACGGACTTATCAACCTTTTTAAACACAATCGATGATTCATCATCGACTATCAAGGGTCACTTCCGTGTTTCACAAAAGTTTAACCCGAATGTATTTAAGTTATATACTATTACGTCTCTTACAGATAATACTGGTTGGTTTACAGTTAACTGTTCTTATGTATCTGGTAATGGAACTCTTTCAAACTCTGACGATGTATTAATTACTTTTGCTCGTACAGGTGATAAGGGTGACACAGGTACACAAGGTACTCAAGGTACTCAAGGTACTTTAGGTTCACAAGGTACACTAGGTACTCAAGGAACCACTGGTGCTCAGGGAACCACTGGTGCTCAAGGCACTGTAGGTAGCCAAGGAACTGTAGGCTCACAAGGAACAACTGGTGCTGCTGGATCTTATGGTACATCTGCGGCTCTGGCTGCGGCTCTATCGGATGAGACTGGTACTGGTGCTGTTGTATTTGGCACTGGACCAACACTTTCACTTCCAGTAATTGATAACTTAAAATTAGGGTATACCACTACAGCAACTGCTGCAGGTACTACAACTCTTACAGCCTCTAGCAATAATCAACAATTCTTTACTGGTACCACAACTCAGACAGTGGCTCTTCCAGTAGCAAGCACAATGACTCTTGGTCAAAGATTTATTATTGAAAACAACAGCACAGGTAACGTTACAGTTCAATCATCTGGCGGTAATACAGTTACTGTAATACCTACTGGAGTAAGTGCTAAGGTTTCTTGTATCCTTACATCTGGAACATCCGCTGCCTCTTGGGATGCAGAATACGTTGGATTTAATACAAATCCATTAACATCAGGATCAGGTGCAACTGTTGCAGATATTCTTATGTTGGGTGGAATGTAACTAAAGAAGTTCTGTACTACCGTTATGAATCTGACTGTATTGCGCTGCTTCTAATAAAAACTTTATAGGTTTATACGCTTGTGGTTTTACTGTATAGGTATTAAATTTTATTTGATTTTCTTCATGTTTCATTCGAAAATTAAATATATACCAATCTATAGGGCAATTAATTCCTTTTGATTCAACATCAGCAATAGTCTTTTCTGCACCACGTCTACTAACTGCATACCCAGCACAAGACCACTGTTGATATGATTTACAAATATATTTTTCACCTAAGTCGTGCTCAGATTCATTATAAGCAAACAAAGAATCATCGGGAACAAAGAATGAAAAGAAATCCCATATAGGCATAAGTTCATTCATGTACATCTCAGCAATAACTTTAAAATTCTTACTAATAATTATGTCATCTTCAAAAATTATTAACACATCTTTATCAGATTCTAAAAACTTCCTATAAGCCAAGTAAGTACTTGCCCAAACTCCCACAACGCCAGAACTTGGTGGAAAAGTCTCTCCTGGTTTACAGAAGTCAGTTACGGTATTGACTTTAAATTTAGGTGTTTGATTAATAAATGCTTCAGCCTTATCAGCGGTATTTAAATACATAGTAGGAGAGCCAAGACGAGGTAAGAAAGACATAGAATTTAAAATGCCCTCATAAGATTTATTTCTTAATCTATTTCCAGTATCAGTATGAAAGACCTCAAAGCAGGCGTTATCTAACACTTCTCAATCCATACCTGATATCCAGATTCAATCATTGTGTACTCGCCTTTACAGAGATTAAGAACGCAATCCACGCCCCTCTTAGGCTCTCTGTACTCTCCTCCGCCGTAGTTCCAGAGGTAGTCATCAAATGCCATCACCCCACCTGATTCCAGGTGCCTAAAGCCATTCAAGCCATCTATAGCGGTCTGCAGAGCGGTGTGGTCGCCATCTATGTATATGAAGTTATATGAACTAGCGTAACGAATAAAGAACTCATCACTAGTCATCTTGTGCTTTAGTATTCTTCCATCCTTTGGGAATCTTGAATCATAGTAAGCCTCTACTGAAACAAAGTCCAAAGATTCATGGGCGACTTCTTCACTGCCCTCCCATGTATCTACATCATCTAAATATTCGATCTCTCGATTATTAAGTAGCCACTGCGTGGCGTCTCCTGTGTAGGTTCCAATCTGCAATGCACGAAGTGGAACACTTGGCACATGTCTGAAGTACTTCTCTACATCTTTAAACCAATTAGGAAACATTATAGGAACAACTTTAAGTTATTAAGACAACTGTTTACATACTCTTGAGACATCTCATGCCCATCTAGTAGATGGTTGAATAAAGCGTAACTTTCTGTTCTTCGTCCAATCCACCAACCAGCGACGGCTTTTTCAAATAATAAACAGTAAGTTCCGTTGTACTCCACATATCCAGGTAGCGGTTGATTGTGGGCGTGAGTTGCAAAGAGCAAACCTAACTCTGCAAAGGTATAGCACTCTTGGTACTCCTTGTTTCGTTCTTTAATTCTTGCCAGTAGGAAGTATGCCTCTGGTCTATTTGGTAGGTATGCAATGGCCTGCATGATGTTGTTGTATATGGTTCGGTTTCTATCTCCTTGAGCACCCCAACACAACGCCATCTTTAACAGAGAGGTGTAGGTAATCAGAGGGTGTGTTTTATACCCATACTCAGCAGCCCTTAAATAAAATCCAGCAGCCGATGCGTATTGCAATTGCTCTTCGTAGGCGATAGCAAGATTGAAATTATTCTCAACATCAATTGGATTCTTAGCCAGTTTTAGAGTCAACTCTCTAACGTCCATAGGACATAGCCTCCGTAATCATTCCGTTGACAACCTTCTTAGGGACCTCAAGAACAAAGGCGCAGTTATCTTGTACACCAAAAGTTAGTACTAGGTTCTTTTTTACAATCGTTGCGCCAACGCAAAATTCAATTGGCGTATCTAAGAATGAAAAAGAAGATGTAATTCCAACAAAGTTAAACTCTTTATCCCAGACAATCATTCGATGTCTGTATACGGAGTCCTTTTGATTTAAATAATTTTTCCATAATTTTACTTCATGAGTAAAGGCAATGTAGTAATCGCCCCAAGCAATTACATTTGTACCACCACGTTGATCAGGAGAAATCGGCGGAGTTTCTTTTACTAGTACCTGCTTACATTCAGACTTATCAGGATTAGCCCAAACAACTTCGGTAGGCATAGCCCACTTAACAAAATGATAAGGCTTATCAAGAATCGGCATCCAATTCTTTTCACAGTAGGATGTAACATCTACAGGAGGCGGGATACGGACTCGTTGAACTTCTTTGGCTGTCCAATTCTCTTTATCTAATTCAATCTTGGAGTACTCCATGCGACCTTGCCCATTGGGCGTGGTATCACGCCGTACCCCGATCAGGTAGTAGTTACCATCCCACTGAGTAATACGAACATCCTCTTCTCCAACAAACTCCCAAATAGGAGGGACATTAAATTTAGAGTAATCAACTTCAGTAAAATTAATTAAATTATAATCTTTATCAAGACGACCTAGGTAGTTGGTTGTAACTAGCCGTTGATCTTTTTCAGGATGTAGATAGGAGAGTGGTCCCCAAGGACTAAAGAATTTCTGATCTTTTTCAGAGTGATAGAGGGTGTAATTTACATGCCTAATATTTATTAAAATATCACCGTCATTATCAACAAAAATAGATGGGTTCATTAAACCCATACCAGAAGTAGTTGAGTGGGGTAGAATTAGGGGCGCTAATTTGCCCCCTTGAGATACGGATTTATGCACCAAATTCATGGGAACACTTTAGCCCACATAACCAGCCTGTACCAATTAACCTTTACTTGTTTACTAGTACAAATAAGTGTTACTTAGGTACCTTATAAGTACCTTATTTAAGGAGTCACATGGCAACAGCATATAAAATTTTAGGTCAAGTAGCAACAGCGGCAACAACAGAAACCACCCTATTTACATCGACATCTGTTGAATCAATAGTTTCTTCATTAGTAATCTGTAATCAAGCAGGAACTTCTGCAACTTACAGAGTTGCAGTTCAGCCTGCTGCAGATACTGGTTCAGGCGCTACTGACAAACACTACATTGTTTACGGAGCAACAGTCCCAGCCTCAGATTCAGTTTTCTTAACTGTAGGATTAACTCTTGCTGCAGGTGATCGAATTCGTGTGTATGCATCAACAGCCACGCTTTCCTTCTCAGCGTATGGAAGTCAGATCTCCTAATGGCAACAAGGAAGGCTAGCGACTCGACTAGCAACGGTAAAAAGTATAATGATGGCTCTGCTGGTGCAACTAAGATTCCAGATTTACCACAAGTTCCAACTAATCCAGTTGCAACGGGAGCAGCAGAACCTACAGTTACACTTACTCCTGCTCTAAGAGGTGGTGCTGCTGCTACCTATACTATTGATAATGATTTTAATGGAACTACTTGGTCAAGCGCTACTTCCACCATTACAGCAACAGGTTTAACTCCAGGAACAACTTTAAGATTTCGTGTAAAAGCAGTAAACGCTTCTGGAGAAAGTGCTTATTCAGGTTATACAGCAACCGTTGGAGTAAGTGGTTGGGCATTAGCACAAACGTTTAACTCAACTGCAAATTGGACAGTACCAAACACAGTAAGTAAAATTGGTGTTGTTGTAATTGGTGGCGGTGGTAATGGCGGAGGAGGTGATGGTGATAATGCTGGTAGTGGTGGAAGAGGCGCTGCAGCAGGTGGATGGTGGGATTACGCAGTAACAGGTGGCGCTTCCTATTTAGTAACAGTAGGTGCTGCAGGTGGAACTTCTTCATTTGGTTCTCTTTTAAGTGCTGGTCCTAATGGAACTGCTACAAGTAACGTTAATACAAACGCTGTACTTAGAGCATCAGTATCAGGTGGTGGTGGTGGCGCATTATTTAGTGGCGGGAGTGCTGCTCAAGCATCTAATGGATCAATTTCTTTAACGTTTCCTAGTCCTTTCGGAACACAAACTACACTAGCAGGAGGTGGTGGTGGAGGAGGTTCTGCTGGTACAGGAACTGCTTATGGTGGTGGAAGCCCTTATGGTGGTGGTGGTGGATTTATCAGTGGTAGTGGTGGTGCCGCTAATGGACCTGGAGGCGGCGGTGGC